AAGCAATAGGGGGGTCTTTAATTTGCGACCCCCCCCCTCCCTCCGGCATCGATCAAACGTACATCGCTTCCGATTCGCGCTCAATCTTGATGTATGGAATGAGTGGGTTGAGATCGATGATTTCATCAATCGCTTCGCTTATAGCAATTAGATTGTCCGAATCCGAAAGTTCTTCTGAAGTTCTTGCAATCCTAGCCACATAGGCGGCCGTATGATAGCCCATAGTAGTGTCATAGTTCCACCATTCGACGAACTGATCCAAAGGATCGTATGGGTTGTCGGCCGTGGTCAGGGCGACGTCCATTACTTACCTCCTTCCAGTAGGTCTTGGATGAATGATACGGATACACCTAGAGCGTCTGCTACATCGCCCTGTGTATAGCCTGCATCCAGTAGTGCCTTGGCCCGGGCGCGCTGAGCAGGCGAGATGGTACGTGCACCACGTGGGGTCGCCAACTGCTTGATTCGTTCCATGTCTGTGTTGTTCATCAACTTCTCAAGGAACGTGTGGGACACAGCCCCTGCTTGGATAGCTTCCCATTCCTTGTCTGTGATGTGTACAGCAGACTTGGCCTTGCTAGCTCCGAACCGTGCCCGGGCTTGTGCTAGGGCCTGGTTTTTTAGCCGTTTGGCCTCATCTTTGTCCATGTCTGGATTGGAAGCTTTCTTCTGCTTCACTACATAACCAGCATAGAGCTGTGCCTGCCGTTCCCTGGGCGCGTTCTTGAGGGCAACCTCCAGTTTTGCACGTAGGGACTTTAGTTCATTGGCGTACACTCTCTTAGCAGAGGGGCTTTGTCTATGCGGCGGCGTGTTGATCATCGCAAGCCGGGCCTTATTAGCAAGGGCCTTCATGTTGTTGGCGTATGCCGCATACACCCGCTCGGTTGGGGTGTTCTTTTCCGACACCAGGGTTCGAGCGTCTCGGGTCAGCATCATGTTGGGCATCTTGGTGAGGTTTTGAGTCTCAACCCACTTTACAATTTCGCCATTCTTGTTCTTGACGGGCTTGTGATACGTCGCCCCAGTAGGCTCGTATACCAACTCCCCAGTCTTTTTGTCAATCGGGCCGCCCTTCGACATAGAGCGGGGCTTGATTTGAGGAATGCGGCGATCACCAGTGGAACGTGAAATGATAGTAGCAGCACCGCCCCCAGCTTTTTGGTACTTCTCCTGGAGCTGTTTGATGCCGTTGTCTCTTTCACTAAGCCGATAATCAAGCTTATGTTTGTGAGCATCAATGACTGTCATCGAGTGCCGAACAGCACGGGCAAGCTCAGCCGGGGTCGCCCCTTTAACCGTCATGTCCGTAATTAGATTCGAGATACGCCCCATCTGATTCCCAGTTTCACCCTTCGACATAACCTTCATGCCAGGGTAACCAGGGTACGATACCTTAGGATCGTAGTTCTTAAGCCCACTGAGGGCTGGAGCAGTTCGAACCTTGCCGTCATTGTTTGGAATGCAGACTGCTGTATCCCCATCAAAGTCCGCCCCAGACAGTCGCTCTGCCACCTTGGGGTGAATGCCGACAGCATCCTTGGCCATTCCGATAAGCTTCTTGCCGATGGCCGACTTGTTGTTCACAGTAAGCGTGGGGATCTCAAAGATCCCACCATGAGGGTACCGAACAAGACTGACCTTCTCACCATGCTTGAAGTTAGGTGCGTAGATTTCACCTTCCTTCAGCTTTGGAAGTGGGAGAAGCACCTGGGTGGCTTGCCGAGGAAGCTTCGCCGCCTTGAGATGTGTAGCGGCTGAATCACAGCTATCCGCGAACTCCTGGAGGAGCTTCTTCCTAACTGCGGGATTTGTCAATTTCTGGATTTCATCGAACTGCGCTTTTTTGGACGCCTCGGTAATCCCCAACTGCTTCTTTACCAACACTGGGCTTTGCTTCGACAAGAACTGGCTCGCCAAGTTGCGCGACCAGTCATTCCATGTTCCCTCTTCATTTACAATATTGAGGGCCGAGACCTTTTTCTTCCCGTCCTTCCCAATGTAGTACTTGGGGTGGACCGTGGCGCCGAATGGGTTATCGGGATCGTCCTTTAGTTCCTTCATCGCATCAAGCTTGTTGGAGCTCTTTGACTTGTTAGTGTTAAACCTCATATCGACCCCTTTGGGGAGGTCGTCGGCATACATGGCCATACCCTTAAGGTAATGGGTATTGTTCACCTTTATCCGGACCTGGGCGTACTTTGCCCCACCCAGTGAGATGTCATCTACTCCTCGGCGAAGCTCGATCACCCCATCCCGGTCTGTGCCCCCTTCCTCTTTCCAGCGAACCTGAACACGCTTTAGGTCCACGTTCACTGGTTTTTCAGTCATTCCGAGGAATGTGTGGCCCTTATCTGTAGAATAAGAATACACCGACCCCAACTTGTGAGCGTTCGCTGCAAACTCCTGGTATGTCATTCCTGGGGGTACAAGCGCCTTGATGCTGGTTTCTTTGCCAGTTCCCAGCTGCTCCGCTTTGGTGTAGTAAACCTTGTACCCTTGGGCCTGAAGCTGTGCCACAGCGGCATTGAGTTTTTCCCTCGAAATGCCCATGTAGGCTTCAACGCCTGCGCCGATATCGATAGGGCCTTTCTTGGCCACCGCCTCGGTCAAGGTCTTCTGCGTGGCCTCCAATACGCCCCTCTTGGATTCAACAGAGGGCTTAAGCAACGCCCGAACACTGGACTCATTGAGCCCCATTCGTTCACCAATGGCGACATTGGACAGGCCTTTTTCCTTGAGCCGTACCGCTTCTGCAACCTTGGCGGCTTTGACAGACTCCAGGGCGGCAGTTTTCATGGCCCGAAGCTCACCCGTGCTCATACCATGGAACGTGGCGATCTCTTTCTCAGACATTCCGGATTTGCGCATGTCGTTGACCGCCTGGAGGAACCCGGCCTCGTGTTGGTATGGTTCTTCGCCGGATCCCCATGGATAACGACCAGACTTACGCTTTACACCAATATGGGCCAACGACTCAGTCATCTCTCACCACCCAGTCATCAATCATACTTGATGCTTGTTTCATCCAGCCCATGATGTGGGCTATATCTGACGGTTCCGGTACATGAACAACAATCTCATCGTTCTGGTATATGCGAAGCTCCATATCGATTTTACCTGGCTTGTAGTCATACTCCAGGCAGAACAGCGCGGCATAGACCTCCAACTGTCGCACGTTTGCCGGGTGCACACCAGTCTTGAGGTCGTGGATTCGGAGCTTCTGGTTCCGAAAACAGATAGTGTCAGCGGTTCCATAGGCCCATGGCGAATAGTATAGAATCACTTCCGGGTCCATTCGGAAGCCTATGGCATCATTGACGTAGCTCTGGAATGTCTGTTTTGTTCTGGCTTGCTTGATCCTGTGCCGGATCAGCTGTGCTGCCAGGGCATGCAGCTCTGTACCCCTCTGAGCGGCCTTGTGCGCCTCGTAGGCGGCCTTGAGCTTCTCGGGTGTATAATTCACCCAGCTGGACTTTGAGGCGCTCAGAAAGGCATGTGAGCCCTCAAGCGCCGAGTGCTTGTTGAATCTCATTGAGGACTTGCTCCTCGTTTTCCGGGTAAACAAACGATGCATAGGACCAGTCGTTCAGCATACCTACATACCATTCCTGGTTCGGTTGCCGAACAGCGGTCTTGGAGCGCTTGAACTCCAGGAAAGCCCAGCGGTCCTGCCATATGACAAGACGATCCGGAATTCCCTGGAGTTGCGCGGACTGCCCCTTCAGGATAATACACCCTGGAAAGATGCGGGCCAGCTTCTTGCAGAAAGCCCGCTCAAAGGCAGTCTCTTTCATGACTACTTGGCGGTCAAGGTGTCGAGGCGAGCGATCACGGTGTCAAGCTTGTCCTCGAGAGCCTGAATACGCTCTGGCACGACGACTCCCGCCTGAGCAAGCATCTGTCCTGCAGTACGCTCACCAAAGGTTGCGCCCCAAGTATGCTGAGCCGCGCGGTCTGCTGTGCTCTCGATATCCGCGGCCTCTCGGAGCATCTGTCCTGCGGTGCGTCGACCAAAAGTAGCAGACCAAGTGTTCTGTGCTGCAAGGTCACCAGTCTTGGCCATTTCCTCATAAGTCAATGGCATAGTCGCCTCCAATTCGTTCTTGAGCATCTGAATGCCCTCTTGAGCCGTAACCCAGCGTTCCGGGTTGAGATAAGCGTAGCGATCCACTCGATCATTCGTAAGAGCGTTTCTTCCACGCTTGACAGACCTGATCTGCCAATAACACCCGTCCTCCACGCCCCCACCAGAGTCCAACGCAGAGTGGATGTGGGGATCGAACCCGTCACGATCGTCTCGCACAAATGTAGCAGATGCCCCAAACTTCCTCGAAGTCCGGACGACAATCATCTGCTGATCCGGCGTAAGGCGGTATGTATCATAATCCAAGGAATAACCATACCGATGAGTCGCCCCGGACCGTGAACCATTTCCCCACGCCTGGACGACTGCGAGGTCGATGTCCGGATACTGGCGTTTCATGTACTGCTTGTAAAGCAGGTACCACTCCGCACCGAGCTCGGACATGTAGGCGGGTTCTCCCTGATAGTCGAGCCCGATACTAACTCGACTCATTAGACCTCCTTCAGGTTCGACGGAAAAATATGAGGTGTGCTTGTATGAGAGGGCAAGCACGGGAGAACACGTCTGTAAATTACAAACATCTTACTCCCTCTCATTATAACCGTTGTTTGCGATGCGAGGAAGAGTGGTCCGTCGGTGTAAGATGAGAATCATTCTCATTTAGGGCCAAAACAGGCCTGTGGACCACTTTTTGGCAAAACCCCCTTTTTTGGCGGAGGGTAAAAATTTACCTTATTTTTACTATTTTTTTACTTCTCTAGTAAAAAGGGGGTATATAGTAAAAAGTGGTCCATTTCAAGTAAAAGCCCTAGTCAGAGCCCACTTCGAGTGGACCACCTGGGTGGTCCTTGGACCACTTTTTTGGTCCAAGGTTAACAAAAGGTTAACAAAAGGTTAACGACGTGTTTACCATGGACCACTTTTTCTGGTCCATGGACCACCTGGGTGGTCCGTTTCCAAGTTGGAAACTAACTCCGATTTTTGGCGAAAATTGACTCCGAAAATGCCCGTTTTTGGCGTATCGCGGAGGCAACAGCGCGGTCGATCGGAGCGTCGCTTCGGATGTGATAATACCACAAATCCGTGAACGGAGTGTTCATCCGATCGATCCTTCCCGCGGCCTGTTCCATGACCTTGTACGAGTAATTATCGCTGAAAAACACCACCGTGTCACAAGTCACACAGTTCCATCCCTCGGCTCCAGCCGTGTATTGTACAAGGTACACCCACTGCTCAGTCTCTGGAATTGACTCGTGCTTGTGTCCGTTCCACTCAGCAAACGTTATCTCAAGCCTTGCAAGTGCCCCTCTCAAGATCTCGAGCTCCCAGTCATAGTTGTAGAACACAATGACCCTACCGCGCTTTTCCACCACCTCCACAAGGTGCCGAATCTTCGACGAGTCCCTTCCAACTACCTTTCGAAGCAGCCCACAAAGCTCTCCCGCATTTTTGATAGGTGCCTGCGTCTCCGGATTCCACCTTTTCTTGTGAATCTCGAAGTACGCTGAGGCGTCGTAGGAGGCCCTCAGACGCTCTGTATGGCGCGCTGTGTGCTTCTCTATGGAAATGGTCACGAGAAGCCTTCTACGGAGAACCTCGAGCTTCCTGAGGCCCAAATAGCGGTCTACCAGGCGGTAATTTCGGAAGTTCTTCCATGAGACGTGCTCATGCTCGAATTCCGTCTTGTTTCGGTAGAACCCGTTGGCCACGAAAACGGGAATGTAGTCATGCCATTTGTCTCCAGGCGTAGCACTCAGCAGGATCCACCGGTTGTTTCGGGCGATTTTGTAGAATGATCGCACCCAAGTGCCAGACCCGACAAGGCGCTGCTCATCAAAAATGAAGAATGCGCGCTCAACATCCGTGTATTTCTTGATGTTGTTCCAGCTATCGACCACCACGCGAATCCGAGTTGTCTCAGACGTGTTTTGAGCGAGTCCAAAATCCGCAAGCTCTTTTTCCCACTCGAGGCTGTCTCTTTTTCGCGCTGTCGTAATTATGTATAGGTCCACAGGATACTCTGCCCGTCGATACTCACCCTCGCCATTCACCTTCACTCTGCCTCCGCAAATTCGACAAAAGAAAAAGAATAGTGAGGTTCGCGACTTCCCAGTGCCGACCCCACCACACAAGATGGAGCCGGACACCAGGGAGGTCGCAGCTTTGAGTTGAGCGGGCCTCAACTCAATATTCATTTACTTCTTTCGGTAGAGGTGTTCAAAGAAGTCGGCCGTCATCCAATAGTCCATGTACTTGTATTTGATGCCAGACTTCGTTTCGTAATCGGGGTCCGCCAAACTGGCCTCGACCTCTTTTGTAGGAGTGCCATTCTGACGAAACACGTCGTACGATGTCAGGTAGTGCTCTCCATCGGACGCCTCAATCGGCTTGTACAGTAGCGCCATTATCTTGTCTCCTCGTAGTCGGCGTATGCCTCAGCCAGCGGGTCTTCCTCCGCGACGAAGTACATTGTGTCCAGAGCGGCTTTTACTCCAGTCTTTCCTGCCAGTTCCCAATTGTAGTACCGGAAGCGCAGGTCGATCTTGAGCGGACGAAGCTTGTCCAACAGTCCAATCGTGTCTTTGTTCAGCAAAGTCTTCAATCGACCCTGCACGAGGTATACGGTCGGGGGGAACTTCGATTCCATCCGAACCGCGATCTTCAGACGGAACTGCTCGTCTTCGTCCTCTGTACGAGGTGGCTTAACCTTTACAGGCAACCCCTCCGCCAAGAGTTCTTCGGCCAGTTCTCGGTCAAGGCATACCGTAAGCTCTCTACGGGCGTCCAGGAAAAGTCCATCGTCTTTCTCAAACTTGCGGGACGCTCCCGAGAGATTCCGGAACATTGTCCGGGCGTCTTGGATCGTGATTTTGTTACTCATTTAGACTCCTCGATGATCAGAAGGCCCGTCACTTGGTGCAGAAGCTCGTGGTACAGGAAGTCGACTTCTCGAATTACGGAGGCCTTGGGGTTCTCCTCAGATATCACGTGCTGGAGGAGAATATCCGCACTGCCTCGCGGTGGCTCATTGCCCGCCCCCCATCGGAGCCATGCCATGACTTGATTTGTAAACAGAGTGGCGTTCACAGCAAAGCTGTAGGTCACCTCTTCGATGTTGTCTCGGGCCCATGCGAGAATACCAAGGCCAAGTGCCATGGTCTGAGCCGCTCGAAGGTCGTCCTCTGTATAATCGATTTCGATGAGCTTGTCGCCGATCTTTCGGGCATGGTCTTCGTAATCAAATTGAGCACGTGCTTCCCGCATCAGTTTCGGTGAGTAAATGACCCCCGTTTGGATCATGTAGTGTGCCCGAAGGCATTCCATGTGGTGTGTAGCGTTATTTGTCATTGGTCGTTCCTAGTTTCGGTCCAGCTTTTCTTTTGCGATTTTGAGTTTACGCTTGAGTTCGGCAGTCAAGAATATATCACATTCCTTGAACGCCTCGAAGTACGACAATGTGCTCGCTATTTCGATCATCACAAGCAGCTCGTCGTCGCTCAAATCATTCATGGGGAATTTTTCGCAGTAAATCATCCCAAGGGTAGCTGGTGATACGAGTTGCGCATAGTGGTTTATAGCCTCATTAGCCCCGCCGGTCTTCTCGACAAGGTGGTTGAGTAGTCGGAGGTCAAATCTGTTTTTTACGATAGCCATTTTAGTATCCTTTTAGCCGTTCAAGAATGCTTCCACATCCCCGAACTTTTCTATTTGGGCCCGCGCTTTATCCACGAGCCCCTCGAAAACATCTCGGTCAACATTTTTGAGAGATGCTCGGTCGTCAGCTGAGATTGTTTCGCTTTCGACCCATCTGTATCCTTTGGTTCCGGAGACGGAGTAGTATTTGTCATCTTTTATCCTGAGTAGAATTCCTCCACCAGACGTGACCGGTGTGAACTGTCCAGTTTTCCCAATGAATCTATAATCATGCGATCCATCTCTATCCATATCGAGGTAGAGAGCTGTCGTAACGGATCGTTGAGTACAGCAGTCGTCAAAGCTGATTTCTTCTTTGGAAAAGAGCCGCTTGAAGACATACGGCTCAGCGAACTGGGCGCCAGTCGCATGCCACTCACCTTCGTGATCCCGCGCGACATAAACGGCGTCATTGACGAGGCAGAGTCTGTCGTACTCGTCCTCGACATCGAACTTATATCCGTACTTCTTTCCGAAATCATGGATGAACTTCTCCGTTTCTTTGGACGGGTTCTCTATCTTAATAGAGTCCGTCTTGATATGGAATACGTGGACTCCACGATCCTCAAGCGCCTTCCACAAGTCGATCATGAACAACGCCCCACGTTTGGCGACAATGTTGTCCACGTTCCGTGGATCTCGGAAGGGATTATTGAACTTGGCGCTGGAGAGGCCATATACACTGTTGATTACGATCTTCAGGGCGTACGACAGATCCTTCGCCGAGGACTCATCCTTCAGATAAGGTGCAAGCTTTCCGCCAAACATCTTTCGAACTGAATCGTAGTCTCCATGCTTGATCGCCACTCGAGCCGCCTTGAGATCGGAGAAGTTCTTGGTGTACTTCCCGAATAGGTTCAGCTGTTCAATGCTTGTGGGGTGCATTGACTCCACATCAAACACCTTCACGTTCCGGTAGATCCCTGGAGTAGCCCGTACAAGACCTCCTTCGCCAGTCTCTTCGCCTCTGTAGGTGCTCTTCCCGAATTCATACTTATACCCAGGGAACATCTCAGAGAGGTCGGTGTAGACGAATTCTGACTGAGGCGCCGGATTCCCTTCGAATATGATCTTTGCTGCAAGGCGCTGGGTCGTATCGTTGGGTGTCATCCCTGCAAGCTCTGCCAACAGCTGCCTGGCTGTGAAATCTGCGGACAGGTGCTCGTCCACAGCCTCAGTTGCCTCGACGTCGTTCTTGCAATACTCCACCACAAGATGCCACTTGTCTTCTGGAACAGGCTGGTCCCAGTCGAATCCGAGCTCTTGATGATGAATACCGAGGTCAATTTCCCATTTCTTTAGCGATTTCTTCGTTGCCGCGAAGTCATATATATCCGCATACGACAGATTATATGCTTCTCTGAAAGTCGCCCCTGGCACATTGTCGATAACCCGTTTTGATAGCTGGTGCAACTGGGCATTGTTCAGCCCCATGTACGCGCCATATGTGATATGGTTATCGTACTTGCGGCAGTTGAACCCCACCAGACGAGTTTTGAGGAGTGGCTCAATTTCCGCAGGCGATGGATTGATCATACCAACCGTTTGGCCGCCCTTAGGTTTCCAACACAGGACGAAGAGGTTCGGGAAGACTTCACAGTCGAAATATACCTTGCGAGTATCCTCAGGAACAGGTCGCACAGGCTCATCATGCTCGCTCTTGAATTTCATCTCCTGACAGAGCTTCATGCAGAGCGCCGCCTGATTGGAGCTCCTCGAAGCAAACAAAATTACTCGAGGCTCCATGTCGGATACGTCGTACTCCATACCCGACTTGTACGCATCGTCCAGAATCTTGCGGATGAAGTCGACAGACGGTTTGGTTCCAGGGTGAATCTCCTTCCTGAGATTTCGTTCGATCAAGTCCCGAAGCCCTCGTTCAGACATCATGGTATTGTGGTCAATCACAGGCGCCTCCTTTCTAGGGAGACCCCCATGAAGAATCGCAACCGGTGTGTCATTACAATAACTCACTCTCCTTCTCAGGGCGGATTTACCTCGGAACACCTTGACCTCTATGCCCGGAGCATATTCCTTGGCCAGGTGTTCAAGATCTCCCTCGTAAATATAGTGCAAGTGCACTCCACCACCAGACTTGCTGAACTCGGCGTACGTCGGCGGCCATTCCGCAGCCGCTGTCAAGTTGGCCGATGGATCTTTCTCGCCATCAGAGTTCTTGATATCGAAGTCGATAACGATGTGGTTCTCAGGGACTCTCACATAATGTACTTGCGAGGTATCGATATCCGCAAGTGTTGTGGATACTCTGGACCATGGAGTGTTCGGAGCCCCAGCACCGTTGTCGTATTGTGCTGGACGATCCGCCAGCATCTTGTCAAGCAAGCTCTCTGTGCTATCCAACACGAGTGGCTGAACCTTCGGCCCTGGTGAGTTTTTTACCTCCTGTGGCTCCAGCTTGGAATGGTCCAACTGGAAATATACATTCCGCAGTTTGACCCCATCGACAGCAGCTCGATCCTTGAAGTCCTGGAAGTACTCCTTCAGCTCCTCGGCGAAAACTCGACGAGGCATTAGGAATTTCAGGCCTGCATCCTCCACGTACTCTTTGTACAAGGCATAAGCCCTAGTCAGAGTGATATGAGGACACCCGTCGAGCTCCAAAAGGGAGTCATTGACGAAGCCGAACAGATCATTTGTGCGCCGCATCATAGCCACTGGACGATATGCCTGATAGTAGTGCTTTCCAAGACTCTTGTATACCTGGAGGCATCTCCAAGCGATCCCACTCAACTCGAATGGCAGCCGGGCCTTGAGCTGGAAGTACCGATCAATGTCAAGGAGTTCCCCGGTAGGGGACACATCAATCAGCCTTCGAAGGATACCAGACTTGGCGTCGGTGATTTTCACAGGGCTGTTTGAGCCCACCATCAAGAACGAGATGGGCTTGAACCAGTATTGGCTCTTACCCTTCTCATTCATGAGCATGCGATCATGTCCAATGATGGAGTTCAGCCGGGTATTGTCCTCAATCCGGGACAAGTCGCCATCGTGTTGAATGGCTACAAGCGGGTTCGACCGAAACGCCTCGAGAGCAAACTGCGAAGATGCGGTTCCCAACGCACGTGCGTCGAATGGCTGAATATGTCCTTCGAAGAGCATCTCCACAATCTCAAGGACTGTGGACTTACCGGTGCCACTGGCGCCAAACAACACGAGGAACTTCTGGAGCTCTACAGAGTCCCCCGCGATGATTGAGCCAATGGACCACTCGATCTTATCCCGCTCCGGCTTGGAGTACAGAACCGACATCATCTCATCGTATGCTTCGCAAGAAGCTTCCTCGAGAGGGTAGTCCAGTTGACGGGTGATATAATCTTCCCGAGTTACTTCCTGGTTTGACCATTTGAGCTTGGTGTTCAGTGGCTCAAAATGATCCGGAAGACTCCGAGTCCATGTCTTGTAGTCCTGCCAGGAACGTGAATCAAATCCCTTGAGGGAGGCGACACGGACCTTCATCGCAGGGTCTATAGTCATCCGGTCTCGATACTCGAACAACTCGCGGTCGATCAGTGAAGCGACGTCATACTCACTGTCTGACCATAGTTCTCGATCTTGGTCCCATACCGCATAGAAGCTCCCGCCACGGATCATGAGGTCTCGATGCTTCCCCACAAGGAATTCGGGGCGTACAGTGATTATCTCTTGCCCCTGCTCCCTCCTTCGCCGTTCAACGACTCGAAAGAAGTCCATACCTCCTCCTTACAGGATATCGGTCTGCTCCATGACATAATCGCCAAGCTGGGTCCATAGGTCTACGAACCTCTGGTCACAAGTTGGCTCTCTGAGTGGGAAGAGCCCCCCTGAGCCATCATAGTCATAGTCACGTAGCAGCCAATCATCAATACGGTCGGCCGTGAAGCCTTGAGCATTGATTTCATACCATTCCTCGTCATCGAACGAGTCGACCCCGAGATTACCAAGGAACTCCCAAAACCACGCTCGTACTCCCTGGTCGTTTCCAGATCCAGCCGCCCAGAACTCCGCTTGCTGAGCCAGACAGAATATAACCTCCAGGACGGAGGGCGGCCCGTCGACAAGACCGCCCTCGCTTTCCTCGAACTGGAACCGAAGCTCAGATATAGTATCTGCTCGGTTGCGATCGTCATCAAGCACTGGGACAAACTCTTTGCGCATAAGAGCTTCCAGCAAACATCTCCGTGACCGCTTCGGGTTACTATTCCTCCCCGGGACTAGCCGGTTGTACAGCCATTCAAAATATGAATCATCAGTCCTCATTGTCAAACGGGAGCTCAGGGGTTTTGTCTCGAACGTGCAGTACAGCACGCTCATAACTGTCGTCTATCCATGTCACTTCGTAATCCGCTTCGAGGATCTCGTTGCGGATATACAGTGGCTCATCCGGCCGAAGCGAATCCAGCCAATCGCCGACCACGCCTTCTGGGTCAGTGACTACCTGGCCATTCGACGCCGCAAGGATGTCGTCATGGACATAGTATGACAGCTCTGTGGTCCTATATGGGCTTGTGGTGTACTCCGCGATTGTTATCGCGAAAATATCACCATCATGCTCCGGAACAAAGACCGTCTTCTCATCTTGAGGAGTAGGGTTGTACCCCGACTCTTCTGCGATTACGAAGAGCTCTTCCTGGGCCGCCCTCACCTCCTCTGTCAGTTCAGTTTCCGTTTTTCCATTGAAGGTCTTTTCGACCTTTTCCTTCTTGTTGGCGTGGGCTTTTTTCCAGGACTCTTTGAAGTCGTTGACTTCGGCCTGGATGAGCTCCTCACGCCTCCGCTGCTCGAGTCGCTTGGCAACCACGAGACCACCGAACCCGCCAAGAAGAACCCCACCAACAAATATAGCAATTCTCTCAATCATGACACTTCTCAGATCTTGTCAAAGACTACCCCATCGACATTGAAGTCGAGGAGGATCTTGTCGTCCCAGCTGGACATGAAGTCCCGAGCACCGCGGCCCTCATTCCCGAAGACCCCAAAGTCAATGAACCCATCACCAACCTGCTTTCCAGCAGCGATTGCTGCCACAGGATCCGCGGGGGCCTTGAGCCAACCCACAAGACATCCTTCAGAAGTGCGCGGCAGCCCGAGTGCGTCGTATACCTCGTTCAAGAGAACGTGTCCCCTCGAGTTGAGCAGGTTGTTCATGTACTGTTCCTGTGCCTGAAGAAACAACAGGGACACAGACTTGTCCGGGCTCCAGTTCGGGTTACTGGCGTCGAACACCCGGGCGTACTGCGAGGCCCCGGTGGCGACAGCCTCCTCGTCTGGAAGAGACTGAGTGATAACCTTCTCCTTGGTTCCATCCTCATGCTTGATGGTAGCCTTGGAAGTCGTCAGCCCGTACTTGAGCTCGTTGTCCACATCCTCGCCGAATCGGTCACGAACGCGAGAGCGGTAAATATCATACGCCCTGTCCGAGGCCGTCAGTGCTGCACCAAGAGCCACAACTCGCCCTCGCAGGATACCACACCCTCCGAGAATCGATGCGATGGCACCAACACCAACGAGCACTGCGGGCCCATACAGGCGGATCAACTTGCCAACATGGGCGGCGTAAGTCCGGACGACATCCATCCGAGCGTCCTGCTCGGTGTACTCTTCAGCCTTGTCGGACTGCGCGATTTCCTCTTGAGCAGCCTGAAGGCTCTCGAGATCGGAGGCAAGCTCCTCCTTCAGGAGTGCCGCCTTGGGTGCCGCCTTACACGCCATTATGGCGGCGGTGACGCCACCGACAATCCCTGCGCCCACCATGATCTCGGGGGCGAAACGCTTGAGAACCGCAGCACTCTTGGCCGCGGTGGTTACAATCTTGGACCACATATCAATTCTCCTCGTTCGGGTCTGCGAAATCTTTATCCACTTTGAGTTTCAGGAAGAGCTGACCGTCTTCCTTGAAAAATGTGACGAATCCTCGAGTTGCGTAGTTCGCCTTGAACCACTGCTTCAGGCGGGGGACATCCCGCTGACGAATAGCCACAAACAGTTTGAGCGAGGCCAGGAAATCGGACTCGTCAAATTCGTCGATAACGAAGGTCAACTCTTTGATGATGTCTTTGGTCACGGCATCGTCCTTCATAACAACAGGCTCATCCACAGCGAGCTTCTTGGGCATGATGTTCGGGTTGATATCCATGATATGATTCTCCATATCTTATTATATTACTTAAATTGGTAGTGTATACCGGGGAAGTTGACGGGACGGAACAGGATGGTGCGCACCCATTCGAAACCGTCACCAATCGGGTCTTCGCCCATCCGCTCGAGGATATGCTCATTCACTCCGGCTTGAAGCACGAAATGCACCGGGTTCCGATACGGCGCATATGGCGTCTCGAGAACGCGCTCGTCCCATCCATTGACATACCACAGGACGGAATTGGGCTTGATCCGAAGGGCATACCGATTGAGCCACTGCGGGCGCATCTCGACATCGAGTGGGGCGTGCATGGCCGCGCCTGTATTGGGGTCTTTCCAGTGAAGGTTGGTGAGCATGGTGTCATTGCCCATCTTGCCTTCGATGATGTTAACCTCCCCATTAGGCCAGTCGGAGTCCTTTTCCGGCCACAGCATGGCGACAAGCTCGATATCGGGGTCGTCCGCTACCTGCATGTCGAACTGCCAAGTCTGGCCCTTTGTGGCGGCGTTTCGCTTCCCACACCATGCAGGACAGAGGAGCGACTTGTCAACTGCTGTACGGTGATCTGCCCCAAGGTCCCGCATGATCTGGTATGCGGCTCGGTCAAACCGGAAGTTCAGCTCGTAGGTCTCACCATCCTCCGTAAGGCGGGTCATCTCGGGCATGAACCTGCCAAGGGTACCGAATGCTGGCTTCTGCTCGCTCCATCCACCATAGGTGGTGTACGGCCGCTTCTCGCGAACCGCATTGAGTTCACTCAGTGTCCAAATACGTTCCATGTGTCCATCCATAATCTATATAGTGTTCGATTTTTCCAGCAAGAGGGCCCTCGAACAGAAGGCGATAATACTCGACGCTGTTATCCGAGGAAATGCCCCGGACTTCAAGGAGTCGCACCTCAAAGTTCAGGGCCCTTTCCGGAAGCCGAACGATCAGTTCATTCAAGGTCACTTGGGGACCACCACCAACATCAGGTGATTCCAGTCAAAAGCGCCGCATGGTTGGACCCAAATGCGACCTCTCTTGCCGAACGGTATCATTCGCAGGAGTTCTGTCTGTACGAACTCGACGTCTTTTTTCAGACACCCAATAGTTGCAGACCTGGATTTTCCGTCGGCCAGACGCGTGCTATAGGCCTTGAGAGTATCCAGCAGGCGCTCACCTCGGGGATGCGGAATCTGCCCACTGTGCATGTCAGGACAAATATGCGGGACTCCCCAGAACTCTTCAAAGTCATTGATGTCGATCTTGGAGTACGTTGTGATATGCATCTTGTCCCCTACACGCTTTGGCAGGATTCGGTGATGCCCTACGCCGCCGAGCATCAGGCTAATCAAGTTGTCCTGCCGGCTGGTATACTGATTGTGATGGCGCATCAGTCCTCCTCGAAATGATCCCGGTGCATCCAGACGTACACCATCGAGTACGATCGAAATGTGCTGATGGTCCACACGATCTCCGATTCCTCGTCTCGAATCACCGGAAGGTCTGACAGGAAATCGGGGAGAAGCTCGTTGGTCACCGACACTACTTCGAACATGTTATCGATGTCCAATTTCCCCATCAGCCCGTTGAGAGTCCACTCCAGCTTTCCCTGTACGGGGGCTATATGAGAGCGAAAATAAACATCATGATTGAGCTTTGTCTCTTCTCGAAGGTGCTTGACGATGCCTTTCTGGGTGGCGTAGTTGAGGAACCATTCAGGACCGACAGCGACGGTGCAGCTGTACTGGTTCCACCAACGGATTTTCTGAGCATCAAGCTCGGACTCTTCCTCCCAGACGTCCACATATGACCGCAGTGAATTTCTCCACTCAGGGCGAACGTGAAGGTTCATGAGGCCTGCTTCGAACTGCCTGCCTGTGAAGCCATACGTAGCCCGCCACATGTAGGCATCGAATTCCTTCTTGCTCTGGAACTTGATCCGAGGGTACATTTCACTTCTCCTTCTTGATAAACACTTCGACACACGCACCGGCGTCCTGGGATGCGACAACACTTACGGCCCAGTCATACCCCGTATACTTTTCGAAGATCTCAGGGATCCGATGGATCAGTTCTTGAATACGGGATGAGTCCACTCGAGTACGAATTGAATCTCGATCCGTCTTCATCAAAGCGTTCAGATATGACTCGATCCGAGCAAGTCCATGCCAGACCGGTTCCATGTAGAACAGGTAGTACATAGGGTCACGCCCCTCGATGCTCGGGATATAAACATCGCCAGGTCGGCCGATAACGCGGTCAACGACCCATGGTTTTCCGATGACCACCGTCGTTTCACGACCATTCCAGGCATAAGTGCCGGAGGTCCACCCATCCACCAGCTTGGCAATACGCCTGGTCTGAGTGGTAACGGTCTGGCTCAGCCCCTTGGGATGCCGGAAATGCAGAATATGAACCCTCTTGGAGCCGAGAGGAGCTATGGTCGAGATGACCTGCTTGATCTCTTTCCGGGAATTGACGTTGATTGTGTTTTTCATGATGGCTTCTCTTTCTTGAATATTTGTTACGGATCCACTCGCTCTGGGCGGGGAAGATCCAGAATATAACCAGCCCTGGTCCGGCGGACGCATGCGTCTCGCAGGGACGTCCATCCCCAGTTCTGGTCGGTGTAGTCGGCGGTGATTCCTGCTGCGGCATAGAAATCACCGACTGTGGCCACGTCGTACTCCTCGATGCAGTCGCCGAGGCGCTCCAGGATGAGCTCCGCTTCGGAACGGTCATCGAAAGCAATGTCACGGAAATCGTGGTTTACCCTCTTTCGAGTGTCCAGATTTCGCTTCGGATCTCGTGCTGAGCCATCCGTAGAAGTCCGGCTATAGTTGACGTAGCTTTGAGCTTTCCGATATGGCGTCACACGATGACCACGCCCTTCGCCATAAAGTACTCGATCGAAGATGGTGCTCGCTCCCTCTTTGAGTTGCGGGATAAGCACGTCAAATATGACGAACTCCACGAGCTGTCTTCCTGAAGTCTCAAATATCGACTCTCGAATGCGGCGCAGTGGACTTTCGGAGATTCGCCCACGAGCCACCATCTCTACTCGAGCTTCGGGCGTTTTCGCCTTGCTTCTATACGAATTCCCTTCCGGGAGGTCGATTTCAGCCATTGGCGCCGGCAACCTCGCGCTCGAAGCCATAGGACACGACGCGACTCCACCCCTCACATGCTGCAAGATCGCTCCAGCGAGAGATGTTATCATCAAGGCGTGTGTCTGTGATGTCGTACACATCGGCAAGGAACTTGGCCATCTTGAGGTATCGTTCTGAGTGCTCCATAGCGGTCTTGAAGTCTACCTCGCTATGGTGCGTAGCGAGTCCCTCCAGCCAGAGGGCCGCGTTGTTGATGTACCCGTCGATGAGGTCGATTGCGTTCATGAATATAACCTTTCTTGATTGAAGAGAAACCCCTACCCATTGTGGGTAGGGGCGGTAGAGGGGTTAGGGGGTCTCTTTGATGGAGTCGACGGCGTCAGCCACGATGTCACACTGAGTTTCCATCCCTTGGCGAGCTTTGTCGGCCGCATATGCACCAAGCCCAACGCCCCCGAGGAAGCACAGGGCGCGCAGGGGCAGTTGTGCAGGCAGGGGGACGAGGGCCAAAGCGCAATGCGCTATTAGGCTACCGCCAACAGAGGATGAAAACCCAAGGGCTTTCTTTATCTGACGAAACCGGCGACTGTCTTTGAGGGACATTCTCTTTCCTTTCTCTAGTTCATTATACCATCTGTTCCAGATGCGACTTTGCGTCCTCCCATGCTTTCTGATCCTTCTCAGGCATATGCGACATTCCCCGCTTCAGAACAGCCTTGGGGACGACACCTTCAATGAACGACACGAATCGTTTCGGGGCTTCCAGAAGCTCAAGAGCGAGCTCGTCGAATTCGTCGCTGGTCATGAACTTGGCAGTAGCCTTCGGATCGTGCGTGAAGACCCCATCTTCATCCACAACACCATAGGAATGGTTGACGATCTTTGAGAACAGATCGAAGAACTTGATCGCCTCGTTCTCGCCCTTGACATCCTCCAGCCACTTGGCTGGGTCTTCTCCCTTGCTGCTCAGAGCAAGGATGTCTCGGGTGCCGAGATGAAAGTAGTGCTCTCGACCTTCGAGTTCAACTGTAATCATTGAAATATAACCTTTCTTGATTGAAGAGAAACCCCTACCCATTGTGGGTAGGGGCGGTAGAGGGGTCAGTCCGCGATGATATGGCCGGCGATCGACGATTCGAGCTCGGTTACTTCCTCCTCAGAGAGGTCCTGGCCTTCCGACTCTTCTTCCTCCTTTTTCGGGGGTGTGAGAGCCATCACGACTACCCCGACCACAGTGCTAATGGCAGCACCAGTGATGATAGGGTGGTCCGTGACGAACTGCTTCACTCGATCCCGGAATCGGGGTTTGGAGTCAGAGGTCTCGGGGGTCTCAGAGGTCTCGGTTTCCACGGGCTCGGCTTCGACAACCGTTCCATCGGAAAGCGTAACGAACATGATGGGTTCCTTTCTCTAGTTCATTATAGGCGCTGCGCCGCTTGCGAGCTTGAGTGTGAGGTCCTTGTAGCGGATACCCATATGGCGGACCATTACCGACGCAGTGTGAATTTCCTGAGGGTTCGTGAGCAGGCCCTGGAGATTCATCGCGCGATCAAGATATCTACCGCCCTCTTTCAAGGCTTTCTCGGCTCGAGGAACATAGCATTCGTCCCAGGACTTTTGACCAACCTGACGGAGAATCGCGGGCTTGGCGTATAGGCAGTGCTCGACCTGTGTCAACGACATCGACACCAACCGCTCGAGGTCGCAAAGTGCAAACATCACAGTTTCAGCCATCAGAAGACCCTATCATACTTGTAAGAGGGACCGAAGCGATAATCCAGAACCAAATATGGCTCACCATCGTCAGTCACCCCGCTTGAGAACAGTGGTTCAATCAGGTGGTCCGTGTTCCACCCGTAATCGTCCCCGTAATGAAGGGACTCCATGCCAAGAGCCACGAAGAAGTCGTTCGCTGCCACATGGCCGTAGTTGTTGATCTCATTATTGGACTGATTTACAGCCCTCCAAATTTTGTCAACCGTACTTGAAAAGTACCGGCCGGTATACGCCTCGAAACAGAGCACATCGCCCTCATGAACCGCTGCACGAGTCCCTCCACGGTACTTCGGGACCTCTGCGCGGATCTCTTCTTCTTTCTTGGAGCCAACCACCTTTTCGGCGGCCTTGCGGTATGCATCAAATTGGCTCTCAGCGAGTGCCGCGGCGGATGCAGCTACAGCCACCCGTCTTGCAAGGATGGAGTGCACGCCGATGATGCTGGATACCGTAACTACCCCAACCGCCAGCGGTGGGATCCATGCCCTCCAAGTAGCTTTGAGCTTGTCCTGGAAGGGACTATCCCGGAGACCCTCGTGGATAATGATACGGTGGGCTTTGACGCCAGCTTGCGCTGAAAATATAGCAGTGCCGACAACACCGCCTACAGCAAGTCCCGTAAGGATGCTAGGGGCATGCCGGCGAAGTGCTGAGGTAACGAGTGTGATGTTCATTTGTTCTCCTTTCGAGGCATTGTAAGCCTCTGACGATGACCACAAGGCCGCTCTGTGTCGACGATAATATCGCCAGCTGGCAGGTAATTCACAGTGTTCACTGCGAAATCATATGATCCATTCTCAAGGGCCTGAAGATCCCTGGAGTCGGCTATAAGTCTTGCGCGGATTCGCTCCATCGAATCGCCCCTAAGACTGAGCCTCTTTGCCCTAGTCACTTCAGGGACCCGGAGGTACCAGAAGACCATTCCTTTGTCCAGCATATGGCTAGCACTGTAAAAGTACTGGGCAGCACAAATTGGATCCAGTATGCAGACTGCATATGGGTCTCTTCTGTAGCGGTTGAACGATCCGATAGGCACGCCGTATCTCCAGATACCTTCCTCAGTCTGATACGCCTGAGAGAATATGATTTTTCCCTCGTCCTGTAGATCAAGAAACTCCCGATTTGACAGATACGCCGAATACTCATCGGCCGAATAGGGCCTTGGTGGTCTGGTAGTCACAGACCGGACCCAGGCCCATCCTATATTACTCAGGGCTCGTGCCAGGGTTGTTTTACCTGCACAGCTTCCGCCTGATAAGATGATCATTGTTTCTCCTTGTGTTAAAACATAACCCTACCCGTTGTGGGTAGGGGTAAACGGTCAGAGGGTTTCGGGGTGCTCCCAAGCACCAGCAGTAGCCAGTACCGCGCCAAGGGAGATGGCGAAGATGGCAATGAGGGTGATGAAGGTGAGCATGATAGATTCCTTTCTCTAGTTCATTATAGCCCTTGCATAATGTGCGAAGAGAAAGAACCCTACCCATTGTGGGTAGGGGTGGTAGAGGTGATCAGTTTCTCTTCGATCCTCGAATAAAGTCGAGAACGACCTTTGCGATCCAGGCAATCCCAAGGTAGGGGAGGAGCTGCCAGAATGCAACAAAGATGGCGACGACAAGGACAAGGAGGATGATTTCGAACATTTCTAATTCCTTTCTCTAGTTCATTATAGCCCTTGCATAATGTGCGAAGAGAAAGAACCCTACCCATTGTGGGTAGGGGTGGTTTCAGGATCGGAGTCTAGCCGATGCGACATAGATGATCCGACTCCAGCAGGCGTCCTCGCTCTCCTCGAGGAGGTACCAGCCATCTTCAAGACCGGCAAGCCAGTGGGTAATACCTGCGACGATCATTTTGTACTTTCCGTGAAGATACTTCGGCACCTTGTACAGGTTCCGCAAAGCGTCTTCATTGAAGTCGGCGGCGATCATCTGGTATTCACCAGGGGCGGGCGATTTGACGATCTTGAACATATGGCGGGACTCTCCAAGAGTCTTGAGAGCGGTTTTGATGCCACGCTGCTTGAGTTCGGCGTCCATAATAGATTCCTTTCTCTAGTTCATTATAACATCTGTAGGCGCGGCGAAAACCTATACCCATTGTGGGTATAGAAAGTGACTAGCAGACATTGATAGCGGTCATCATGGCTTCGCATCGCCCGGCCTGACCAGGGCGTCCGGCATCATTCAGGAGGTCCCGAGACCGCCGCAGGGTCGACAGGGCGACGCCACGAGCGATTGGGGAGTCCCAATGGTTTGCGCAGACATTAAGGGTCAGGGCATAGGCATGAAGCTTGATGGAGTTGAGCATTTTATTTCCTTTCTCTAGTTCATTATAGCCCTTGCATAATGTGCGAAGAGAAAGAACCCTACCCATTGTGGGTAGGGGGGAGGGGTAGAGGGGTTAGATACGAATTCTCGTGATGAGCCCGAATGCTTTCGTAGCGATAATAGAGAGTCGCTCGAAGTTCATGACGAGCAAGATCCCGGCGAGGGAGGATCCTGCGCTGACGATAGCAGCTTTGTCCACAGGCGGCGATGCCGGTTCAATACCGACTTTGGCGCCTGCCAGAACAGACAGCTGGTTTACAGCGACAGCATACTCTTCACTCGCAGGATCGAGCGTCGACATGTAGTCGAGGTGGTCTTCAATCCGCTTGGAGAGCTGGGTGGGCTTTTTCTGAATGAGTTTCATTCTATCTCCTTTCATTATAGCGACTGTAGAAAAAGCGAAAACCATAGCCATTGCGGCTATGGCAAGGGCCTTAGACGGGCCTATTGAACTTTCGTTCCACGTTCTGGGCAAGCTCTTCCCATCGCTCCTCGACCTCCTGGAGATTCCGGGAGATCCACCTTGTCAGTCTGAGGGATTGAAGGTTTCGTGCGGTTCGGAGTCGATTTTCCATGTACTCCCGGGCCTGGTAATAGTTCCGGATCGGGCGGGCATTGAATTCATCGACAACCTTTTGCAGCTCTGGTTCCCACTGATGAGCGAGGTAGTCTTCGGCCTTGAGGCAGAGGTTGTGAAGGGTGATCTTGAGCTTTTTGAGCATGATAAATTCCTTTCTCTAGTGCATCATAACGGTCGCACAGCCTGCGAAAACCTATACCCATTGTGGGTATAGGGCTAGGGGTCACTTGAACGGAAGCATGATCTGTGAATCGTTCTCCCAACGCCGCTGCAAAATGTACTTGAGCATTTGCACTTCATCGTCATCCAGTTCGACGTACTCTTCGATGTTCTGGAAGGTGTTCAGCGTCGCCTGCTGGGCGGCACGAATCATGATTCCATGAACTCGATTGAGTTCGATGTACTTGTAGATGGCGATGAAGGAAACGCCCGACAAAACAGTCGAGACGATGAGGATGAAAACGACGATGAGTTCCATTTTGGGTTCCTTTCTCTAGTTCATTATAGGCGCGGCATACTACGCGAGCAAAAAATAGGTAGCCATTGTACACCGTACGACAGCTACCTATTTGGTGGTCACTTCACCTTGAGAGTGACGGTCTGGCCCGACTGGGGGGCTTCTTTCAACTCGAGAAGGGCATTCTCGCCAAGACGCATACGCCCGTCGATCCCGAGGTCATTCTTGTTGTAGTGAACCTTGGACACACCGAGGACTACGCCGAAGAGCGTCATCAGTACGAACAGCGTACCATTCACCTCAGAAGCCAGCGGCCAGTGCCAAAGGGCAGAGAGACCCGTATACGCGGCGCCAATCGCCGGAAGGACAACCAGATTTGCCCACTTCAGAGTGTCATAGACAGCCGTTGGGAGCAACGCCTTGAGGGGGGAGTCTGGAAGTTCAGCGGTCTCGCCGTGCTGCGGGGTTTCGCTCACTGTTATGTCCTTTCAGGTAGTCGACATCCATCACCATTGATCGGCCATGGATTGGTAGTTCGGCCACTTCGGCCATTATCTTCTCTGCGAGCCCGTTCCCGCCAAATGTGGAATATGGGCCATAGAGATACTTGTTGAGATCATGGTACTCATCTTTGGCGATCCAGCCTCGCTCGATGTACTTGAGCCCTTGATCCACAATCCGGTCATGGGCCAACCCAAGTAGGAGCTTGGTCTTTGCATCGCGCTGATCATCTCTCTTTTGGATAAATGCCCAGAAACCCGCCGAGGCGATGAGTGCGCATGTTAGTGCAGTTACAATAGGCACAAGAGTAACCACGATTCCTTCAATGACAGCATATACATCCATTATGTCCCCAAAAGAACGAGCGGTCGTCGGTGCTTGGATTCGGTCACAGACCACCCATCCGGACGGCCATCAGCGTCCACACCCATCATGATGGTCCCGGGGGAACTGAAGAAGTTACGCAACCAATAAGCGCCATCACCCAGCTTTCGCGTCTCTGGGAGAAGGCGGAACAATGGAAGCTGATCATCTCTTGACCCGCTGTCGAACCTTGTAGAGGTGCCCCACGCCACATGCCCAAAGACCATGGTCTCAGTCATATCGAGAAACCTCGTGTGTACGGTTGTGGCGTTTGTGGCCTTACCATCACTGTTGATGGCACTACTCAGCGATTCATCGAACCAGAATGCAGATCCGGATACCCCATACTGACTAGCAAGAGCGGTGATGGCATTGTGGCTGGGTGTATTGAGAAGGGTTTTGTCATCCGCGTACCCGTTCATGACGGATGTGGTGCTCATCGCGCCTGTGTATATGGGTGTGTCCGCCACCAGAACAATATGGTGCTTTGGGACGTTCAGCTGGTAGAAATAATCGAACGCCGCCACGCGCCATGTATAGGTCTCGCCACCGATCGAGGTTTGGATCTTATCACCAATGGCAAACTGCTCGAACTTGCCAAGGGCGATGTCCTGGAACCATCCGGTTGGCGGGGTGGTGTGCATTTTGCTGCGCTCAGGGCGAACATAATAATTTCGGCTAACCCCGACTGGCGCCGATCCGGCAGGGGAATTCTCGAGCACCTGGACTCGACCTTCCAAGGCAGGGATCTTGTTGGCGTTTGTCTCAACTGCGTCCAGCCTTGATTTGTACCCGGCCACCGTACTTGCGGCGGATGAGGCCTGCTGCTGTGCGGTTTTCGCATCAGCCGCTGCTGTAACGGCCGCCTTTTTGGCCTCGATAATGGCGTTCATGTTTGGGGTATTCCCCAACAGATTTTCTGTGTCTTTAATCCACTGGTTGAAGCGGTTCTTCAGCGCTTCGCCCTCGGCCTGAAGTTTTGTCAGCTGAGTCTGAAGCTCTTTGCTTGTTTTGGCGGCTTCGGTTGTCACATTGTTGAGTGCGTTGCTCGCGCTGCTGATGAACGCAGAAATATCAAGAGTTCGAAGTGGCCCAGTGATCCACGGGCATGCAGACGTGCCAGTGGCCATCTCGATCTGCCCTTGCTGAACCGTTGTGGCCCCTGCCGGCCTGAAAATATAGCACAATGGCATCTGCCGCACAAGACTGGTCAGTGCCAGATCCGGCCGCTTGGGTGTAGCGGCGGACACCCCGGAAATGTACTTGATGCTGTTCGCTCGGACGCTCTCAGACCAGTTGAACTCCAAGACGACTGCATCATACCGTGAGTAGTTCGGATGCGAGTTACTTGGTGCACTCAAACTAAGCTCGCCATCGTTGTTGAGCCACGTCCCCTGACACCAAGCTCGCCCTGATCCGATTCGAACAGTAGACCCGTTGGCTTCAACCCTAAGGGCCTGCCCCAAGCCTGAGAAGACTCCATCCGTGATAATGCCCTCAAACAACGTGCCAAATTGTTCTGCCGTGTATCGACGGTCGCCGCTTGACGAGTTGAAAAAGCCCGATGTTACGGCCATATATCCTCCTTAGAAATAATTCTCCATGATGGGCGACGCGTCCAATATCGGATACGCCCGATACCCTTGGTCAATCGTCCATGAGTGCGTGTACTCTTTGACTCTGGCGCGGGATCTTTTACCTGCAACCTCAACAGCCACCAGGTCTCCGAGAAAGAAGTCCTTGTCGAATCCGTATTCGTACATATCATGACGCAGGACCTCGCCTGAGATCTCGTCAGCGAGAGAGTGCTGATGGAGTGCAGTACGACCATACGGGGCAAGGACCCCCGCCAACCCATTCGCGTTTTTTGGTGTGTAGTTCCACCCAGGGGACACCCACATTTCACGACGGTTCATTCCTTGCCCGAATCGGTTGGAAACGTCAGTGGCGTATCGGGAAAGGCTGGACTGATTTTCGCCAACTTGAATATGAACGTACGCCGACGTTCTATAGGTGCGGCTCTGACGCCGGTAAACTATGTTCGAGAGAGACCCAAGGTCCTCGGAGAACAGTACAGGATATGTTTGGTTGGCTCCGGTTCGATCCCGTGGTTTCCACCACTGATATCGAATCTTCCTACCTTGCATGTAGGACCGGAGCCCGCAGTAATATGTCTGCGCGCAATACAGGAAGAGGTCCCAGAGAGATTTGCCATCGGGGTCATAGTCCAGATGGTGAACACTCCAAGAGGATGGATCATCCAATGCGAGATATTTCATTTCTCGGCCTTTTTCTGACGGGTTGGCCACCTCGTCATTAAAAGCTTGAAGGACTATCTCCCTGGTAGATGGCCCCATCGGAATCACCTGGGTAGCGGCAAGGACCCTGCGTTGGAGTAGGCTTTTAGCGTCCCTCCCTCTCAAATATACAGCAGGGGTCGTTCGACCGCCCTCGTATGTAATCTCCTCAACGATCATTGATTCGTTTGAATATGGAATCTGAAGGAGGTTGTCGAAGAATCGGTCCTTATAGCTCTGAATATCGGCCCTTGCGTCGGGGATTCGGATTTCGAACTCGCCGAAATCTTGATACCGCTCCGTCCATACAACACTGGACCAGCCTGTGACGGCGTCGATGGCCACCAGGTCGTTGTTGTAGACTCGTACGCTTTCCAGATACATCATACCCCCATATACAATGGACTATAGTATACAACCGCCCCATCGAATACATTGACCATTCGAGATTTGCTGGTATAGATCTCAAGATCATTCGGACCAGGCTGTAGCTTAGGCCAAACGCTGTTCGTCGTCACCATCCCAGACGCCTGGAATATAGTCCCGTCTGGACGCTTCACTCTGGCGCCAAATGAATCAGGGCGGCTGTCAACCTCCAACGTGTAGCCTCGTGTGATGGTTTTCTGGTCGATAGCCGCATACAAATCCATATCGATTTGGAGCACGGTGCCTCGAGAGTGATTGTATATGGATACAACACCTGGGGTCTCGAGCATGGGGAGTTCGAACCGGCAGCCTGTTACTATTTCGCCAGGGTAGTTCACTGTAAAGCTAGAGCTGCGCTGTTGATCGCCGAATTGCAGCTCCGCCTTGTTGAGCTGGTTTGTGAATGGGAACTGAAAGCCTCCAGAAACCGTAAAGAACCCCCGGCCAGTCTCAAATGAGTTCTTCTCCGTCAAGAATGGCTGCGGACATATCACAGAAACCTGCACGGACTCCTTGTCCGAAAATATGTTCGGGGTCACAGACTCCACATACCCTCGGGCCTCGTAAACGGAAGAGTCCGTCAGGAACTGCATTCGAACAAGTTCTTTGATCGGAAATGCCCGATAAATCAAGCGTCTTGCAGATGGGGGATTGTCTCCGACCATCTCCATGGCCAACACAACGTTTCGAGTCTGGGCCCTAGCGACACTGAATCTGCCGCCGTCCATATTATAGACACTCTGAACTGTAAGGTCTGCTTTCGGCGGGCCCAGACCCGCGATGTCGGTTATACACACACCGGTATCATAGGGCTTACCAAGCTCGTATGTATACTCTTCCCCGGAGGGGTTCTTGATAGAGACACCGCGGATCATCGGGCCCTCCTTTTCTTACAATTTCAGCTCGAGATCAGCTTCTCTAATTTGCCGAAGCTGATTTTGAGTGTTCCGGTAGATGGTCATAGCGTCCAGAGACTCCGGAGAATGATTGTGCTGCTCAAAGTGAACATTAGTCACTTTGGATACTGGCTCTTCACTCTTGGTCGGCTCTGGCGATGGTGCTTGTGTGCGGCCGTATTCATACTGGGCGTTACGAGCGCTGACAGGTATTGGGGTGCTCCCAAACACCGAACTCAACGTCTTAGCGTCTTTACGGACATCATCAAGATTGAGCACCGGAGTGATTTCGGGGCGCATTGTCAGGTCGATATCGTCAAAGCTCATACCCTTGAAGCACTCATTGACCGCATCAACAAGTTCTTGAGAAACCCCGTTGACGGTATCCTGCGCGCCAGGTGCGCCGTCCTCGAAGCCCTTGCTGAAGCCTTGGATGGCGTAACCGCCGATCTCAGCAAAGACCCTCGAGGGGGATTTGATACCAAGGACCCCCTTGACTCCATTGACGATACCGCCAAAGAAATCTTCGACTTTGCGCTTGAACCACCCAGCGGCCCCGGCGATACCTTTCCAGATCCCGTCCACTATGGCTTTACCAATCCCGATGAGGACGTCGCGGATACCGGTAAGACCCGCCCCGACGCCGTCGACCAGCGCCTTGAAAATGGCTTTCACGAGACGACCGATAGCCTCGAACAACGTATTGTGGTTCTCATCGATGGCCTTCGCAAGCCCATTGATAAAGGCTATGGCGAACTTGAACGCGCCGTCAATGATTCGACCGATGTTATCGGCAAGCGCTTTCAGGAAGTTGTAAATCGCTTCTGATGCAACATCCACGATCTTACCAATGTTGTCTCGCAGGGATGTCAGAAATGCCACGACGAGCTTGAATGCAGTGTCCACGATCTTCGGAACAGTCCGAATAAGAGCATCGCACATTGACTCGATAGCCACAACCGCAAGCTCAATGAGCCGTGGGATGTTCTCAGTGATGGCGTTGATAAGCGCCCCAATGAGAGTGGCCATCGCGCCGCGAATTGGTTCCTGGTTGTTGATGATGACTTCTGCTATTTTGACAAGCCCCATGCCCAACTGTTCCATTAGGTATGGTATCATCGAAATGAGGCTGGTTATCGCCGCAGTCAGCACCGATAGACCCGCAGCGCCAGACACACCGAGCATCCCCAGACCGATCGCGAGGAGCGTTATGCCTGCACCAGCAATCGCCACCGCTGCCGCAAAGCCCATCAGCGCAAGCGCGAGTGAAGTCATCGCCGGGATCACAGGCTCAAGTAGCTTGGCTGCTCCACCAAGAATAGCAAGGGCCGCAACCAGAGCAATGATTCCGATTGTGACAGTAACCCACCCAGCCGCTCCAAGCAACAGGATCGTTGGCACAAGCATGCCGAGCGCAGTAGCTAGCAAAATCAAAGCTGCTGCCACCCCAGGCTTGACCTTGGTCTTGGCCATGATCGCCAGCGCAAGAGACATCGACATGAGCATAACAGTCAATGCTGTTACACCGACTGTAACTTTGTCCACATCCATCTCGCCGAGAGTTTTGACGGCGTGCGCCACAGCTAGAACGCCCACCGCCACCAATGCGAAACCTGCCCCGCCGTAGAGAGCCTTCTTCTTAAGCCTCTCAATGGTGCCGCCAACCGCCAACATAACGATCATGAGCGAGATTAAACCCTGCTTGATCACATCGGGATCCATTGTCCCGAAACGCTCCACAGCGGCAGCTAGGCGCTCCATAGAGATCGCCAAAGCGAGAATCGCAAGTCCAGACTGGGCTGCTGCCTTACCGTTTCCAGCTATCCGGATAAAGGCTCCGAGTGCCACGAGCAACGCAGTCACTGATATAAGCCCCTGGGTCAGAACTCCTAGGTCCATGCCGCCGAACTTCTCCACGGCCTTGACCATTATAAGAATCCCGAGAGCTAGAGCCGTGATGGCTACACCCGCCTCCATACTCATCTGAGAGTCGAAGTTCTCCACAAACGCCAAAACCAGTGTCAGGATGGCGGTAAACGCAATCATCCCCTTGGCCAGAGCTCCGAGCTTCATATTGCCAAGAACCTTGACCGACTCTGCTAGAACCCGGATTGCAACTCCAAATATGACAAGTGCCGCCGCCCCAGTCACCATACCTTTGGTGTTTCGGACCATGTCCTTCATGACCTTGGTCAAGGCCTTCAGCAACGATTTTGTCGCTAGAAGCCCCTTGGTAAGCGTCCACCAGTCCAGCTCGCCCATCTTTCGGACTGCCCCAGCCAGAATGGTTATAGCCGTAGCCATGAGAATCATTCCGACTGCTGCCTGGGCGAGTCCGCCAAGGCCATTGTCCTTGTTGAACTTGCTATACCAGGCCATCATGCCGAACACCTCGGCCAGGAGCACAGATATAGCAGTAAGCCCGACAGTAAGCTTGACCGGGTCGACCATGGCAAGCAGAGCTACAGACGCTGCAAGTACGCCAAGCGCCGCCGCAATAAGCAGAAGCGTCCTAGCTTTCACCTCGCCCGTGAGAGCCTTGAGGTGACCCTTGACCGCGTCCATTACCGCGCCGAACTTCTTGACGATGTCGCTGACTTCGCCGATGCCTTTCTTGACCTTCCTAGTCACGCCGGCGAGGTTGTGCACTAGCGCGATGAGCATAGCCCCGATGCCAGCGCCCATGGTCAAGTTAAGCGCGGCCAGAAACTGGTTCATTCCCAGTTCCTTATCCCCACTCTTGAAGAAGTTCGCTAGATGGCTGCCAAACTCTTTGACCTTGTCCCAGGCCTTCTGAAGCCAGGTTCCGATCTTTTCTGCAACACTCTGGACTTTTCCAGCAAAGGCCGAGACCCGCTCAAGGGTTTCGTTCTTGAAGCCTTCAGCTCCTTGCGCAGTATCGCTTCCAATCTTTGCAAGCTGCTGATTGACCCCGTCGACTGTTTCTTGGGCCTTTGGGATCAGGTCGTCCTTCAACGCGGCAAACTTTCCAGAGGTCGACGCGAAGAACGCCCCAAGTGCTTCGGCAACGGGGGCAAGTTTCTCCATGGCAGCTGTTCCGAAGTCCACGATTGCCTGTCGGGCCCCACGTATCGCATTCATGAAGACATCGCCCTCACGAATACTGTTACGAAGATTAGTGACCAAGTCAGCAAGACCTGCGATCCACTCAAGGATACCACCGTGCCCCTTTGGCAACAGGTCAATTATCTCGCGAAGGAATGCACCAAACGCCTGGCCAACCGCTCCAACAAGATCGCTGACTATACCGAGAATGGAGAATAGCCCTGTAAATATGCGCTGAAGCTTTGCAGCGGTCTCGCCGCTGGGCTTCAGCTTCGACGTGAGGTACTCAAGTGCCTTTGAGATGCCTGCCAGGGCCTCTCCCGCTTTGGCTGGAGGGAACACTGTCTGCCAGGCATTTTGGATGGGGCCGAGAATGTTCCCGATACCCTCCAGAATGTTCTTCAGGGTCTGGACCATGGCGGTCCGCCCCCCGGCGTCCTTCCACGTCTGAAGCATCAGATTTCGAGCATTACTCATCCCATCAATGACAGGGGAGAAGTAATTATTGAGCCAAGTGAACAGCTCCTTGGCTTCCTCGAAATCGCCAAGCACGATACGGAAAGACTGGGCCCACCCGGATCCAACAGCTTCTTTCAGAGTGTCAAACAGCTGCGTGACTGTCTTGACCTCGGTTGCGGCCTTGAATGCCGTCTGACCAAGCTTCTCATAGTACTCCGCCTGAGACTCTGTAAAGCCTTTGGCCATCAAATCAGCCTTGGTCATGGATCCAGTCATGACGTCCAGGGCTTGAGTCAAGACGTCCGAAGAAAGCCAACCGCCCTTCAACGAGTCTCGGAAAGACCCATTCTTGAATAGATTTTTGGACTTCTTATCCAGCTTATCGACAGCGCCCATCGCAAGCGCGGTGTCTTTCAGCAGATTCTGAAACTGCTCGCCGCCCATTCCGGCGTTGACTACTGAGTTCCAGTCCTGAAGACCCACCCGGCCCGCAGCGAGCGCCTGGGAAAGCTGGTACATCGCCGTTGAAGCTTGCTGGCTATTCGATCCCGAAAGGGCTGCCAGGTTGGCAATACCCTTGATGGCTTTTGTCGCTGGCTCAAGCTTAACACCGGCCGCGGTGAACGTGCCGATGTTCTTGGTCATCTCGGTGAAGTTGTATATGGTCTTGTCGGCGTACGTGTTCAGGTCATCAAGATACTTGTTGACTGTCTGAACATTAGTGCCTTCCTTCAGGGTGTTCGCCAGAATAGTCTGGACTGCCCCCATTTGGGTCTCGTACTCCCTAAAACCATCCATGATGGGGTCGAGAGTCAGAGCCTTGAGAATTCTCCCGCCGGCGTCGATCGCTTTGTTGGTCACATTCGTGAGCGCGGTGATTGCTACGACGTCGAGAGCACTGAACTTTTCCTTGATGGTGTCCAGAGCCCCACGAATGCCTTCCATTTTGACATTTCCGAGCTTGTCAGCTGACGCCGCGGCCTTGTCAAAGTTCAGCGACTGATTAAACTTGGCCAAAGACGCGCTGGTCTGTGCGATGCCCTGTTCGAACTGCTTGTTGTCGAACTTCATCGCAACTACGCGGTCTTCAATCTTACTCAACCGACGACACCACCTTCCAGACGTCTTCCGCTATACGATTCATTATCGGCTGAATTGCCGGATTGATGTAATCGCGCCCTTTCACATACCCGCCAGTACCAGTTCCATGCCCGTACTGGAGAATAACCGCAATAGGAACACCTTGGACCACATTCGTGTTAGTCCACACGATCGAGTAAGTATTCCCTGACTGCTTGACCTCATATCCCCAAGACCCGGCAGTTTTTCCCGAGTCCTTTGGAGTGGCCGCCGACAAGGCGTCTACGCCCATTGAACCGTAGGCTTTGAGGCGCTCAATGATATTAGGGCGAGCAAGCTTCGCCAAGAACTTCTGAGTTTTACTGAAGTCCCCTTTCGAGGTTACATATAACATCAGTTAGAACCCCCTTTTGGCAGCCTCCGCTCGTCGCTTGGCATTGATCTCTCGATACTGCCGAGCGACCTCGTCTTGTGAGAGCTTCTTCTTGTCGGGATTGTTATTGATTGAGCACACCCGGATAAGTGTTATAAGCCGATTGAGGTTCCATCGCTCGCATTCGAATGGTATCTGTAGCGCCACCATCCAGGAATAGATCAGCTCGGATGTGATAATTTGAGAGCTCGACTCGCGATTTGGAGAATTGATCGTCGTAGCCGTATGCGGGTTCTCGAGATACGCCTGGAGAAGCTCCAGGTGCTCATCCCGAAGCCCTGCGAGGTCTACTCGCGTGATGGAAATCTCCGACATGCAGATGATGTAGTCCATCAGCTCGTCGTCCGTCAAATCCTTGGCGTTGACGAATGGTTTACAGTGTTCGGACTCCCATTTTGACAGAGAGAGCAGCGAATGCTCCAACTGGAGGGTCACTGCCGGAGTAATGATGAACCGGCTTGTCGCTTCATCGAATAGTCTGCCCCCGGAAATCTCGAGCTGGAGCAACGCCGCCACCTCCTTTCAGTTACTGAAGAAGCGTCTTGATTTCGTCAGGCAGGAGAATCTTCGGCTCAGTGCCCGTTCCAGAATCGCCCTTGCCGTACAGTGCCTCCTCCAGCTTGGTCCACTTGTCCTGCTCGACCTCGGTAGAGCGGATGACCACATGTGCCGTCGGCTTCATACCAGTAACATTGACCGGTTCGGTGTCGAAGCTCCAAGACAGAGCCGCAGGTTCGGGCGACTCATTGATGGTCTCACGATCCTTGGAGGACGGCGAAGCAGTCGCACCATACACCAGGTGGATCTCAACGCCGTGATCGGTGCCGTCGGTGTCATTACCGATCAGAGTACGATAACAGAGTCCGAACTTCTTGCGCGTCTGCTGAGTCGCCAGGACCCCCTTGGTAATCTCGCCCATGCCGTCACACTGGTCAAATTCCTTGGGAGAGTAGAAAGCCTCGATCGTGCCCTTGAACGTTTCCGTAGAGATGATGTTGGCGTACACCCGGTTGTCTGCATACTTCTTGTTGGACTCAGCACCCTCAGGGCTTTCCGTCACCTTGGTCAAACCAGACCAGGCGATTCCGTCCTGATACTTGCCGCCTTCACCCATGACGTACAGAACGCCACGGTCAACGCCAACACTGTAAAGTCGCTTGGTATTTTCGTCCCACTTCAGTGCACCCTTGGCCATCAGGCCTCCTTCCTATCGGTGCAAATATACAACATCATGGTAGATGTTATTGCTGACATAATGCCTGGCAAAATCTGCACCAGGCAAACATGCTATTTTCTCCGACAGGTCGCTGTCGGGGTCTTGGTACATAACAATAACTTGATACCTGGTTAATACCAGATACGCTATATTGTCAGCCCGTACCGGGCGGATGTCCTGCTTGTAATACACAATACATGGGTAGGACATCTTGACATTGGGCGGGGGTTGGAAATATACCTTATCAGACCCGAGTATACCTTTCAACTCACGATGAAGATCAAGCCGGCGGTTCATTGTACACCTTTCCGATCGTCAGCTCAAGCCTCGGGTAGACCAGCTCCGCATAGGATACTTTCCATTTCGCCCCCGCCCAAGTCACATACCTGATGGCGGCAAAGTCATCTTTCAGAATTCTCGGAAGCATGACCGAGATGGTGTTGGACAGCACGAGATCATCATTGAGCGTTTCGCTACCATCAAACCGACGGGCGCACCGCTTGATGTCGCCTCGTACGTATACCTCCTCCACCTTCTCGACCCATACACCGGGGGCTTTCTCAGTCGTAGTGACATAGCCTATCTTTCCACTAAACTTTGCCATTTTGACCTTTCTTAGGCCTGCGCCATCTCCAGAACCATAGCCGAGCCAGGACGGACCAGTGCACCGGACATGCGGGTCTCCAGCAGATACTTCTCCTGGTTGAAGTCCAGGTCAAAGTCGTCGAAGAAGGAGATCTGGCCGCCCTTGTTGGTGCCAGTGGTGTAGTCCTGAAGATTGACTACGATCGCCTTGAGGCCATACTTCTTGGTATTGACCTCGCGCTCCAGCTTCTCCATGACCGGAACGCGGACGATCTTGGACACGCCGATAGCCGAGGCCAAAGCAGCTTCCGTCTCATACAGGCGACGGCCAATCTGGTCCTTCTGAAGCAGCAGATCCGTGACGAACTTGCTCGGGGCATACATGGTCGGGTTGCCCGAGCCACGGTAGTCATCCAGACCACGAATCATCGCCTCGACGCACGCATCAGGCTTGGCGTCTTTGTCGACCTGGACCTTGTACGAGTATAGTTCGTCATCCTTCCAAATCGGTCGGATGTTGTCCTCACTGATCTTGTCATCATCGGTGACCTGCCGGCCATCCCCGACCAGAATCGCCCTGGCGATTTCCTCATCCAGCATCAGACGCATCTCGCCCTTGATCCAAGCGACCACATCGAAGTCCGTAATGTCCAGGATATCGTCCCGGTCCAACTTCTGCTTCTTGTAGATCGTCTTCGGGTGGGTGACCCGGTGCAGCAGCGAGAAGACCTCTTCCTTCTTCTTGGTTCCGGTCTTGTAACCTTTCGCTCGCGCATTGTCAGCAGTGATATCTGCCAGGATCGTCTTGATCTTGGTGAAGGGTGCATGGCGAGTGCCATTCAAGACACCGGCCACCCATTCCATCCGACGAGAGATGAACTCAGGGGTGTTCCAAAGTGTCTTGGCATCCGGGAACAGAGTGTTGATGTCCTTGATGCCGTAGTCATTCGCATGCGCGAGGAACGACTCGGAAAGTTTGATGTGGCGATCCTGTGCGGACTTCATGACTGTCATGAACTGATCATGGGTCAGCGTCTGTGACGGAGCCTGCGTTGCGGACCCCTGGAAGATGTTGTGGGTCAATGTAGATCCTTCCTGTGGTTTGTCAGCGGAGTGCTCCGCTTTGTCAGAGGACTCTTCCGACTTCTTTTCGGCAGGGCCGGAGTCTTCCAAGGCCTGAGTGACGAGATAGGCAACAGCATTCTGCTGCTTTTCCGTCATGCTGTCAACGATGTCCTGAATGGTTTCGCCATCGTCGTCTGAGTCTGACGAGTCCTCAGTTTCACCATGCACGAGCAGTTCGCCAAACTGGATGATGGCGGCATCCTCCACCTCATCGGAGAATCCGTCCCCGTGAGTGATATACACCGCATCGATCTTCGCCTCACGATTGGCGCCAGCGAGCACCAAGCTCACCTCTCGGATGTTACCGAAAGTTACTGTTGTACCATCATGACGCAGGTCATTGGCGAAGATGGAGAGCGAGTTCAGATCCCCATGTTTCACCTGCTTACCCAGGTTCTGGGCGGCCATGGTGTCATTGAGTGAGCACTCTGCATACATTCCGTCATTGCGGCTATGAAGAAGTGCGTGGCCGACGATGTTCGTGGGATCCTTGTGGTCGTGCCCATACAGAAGTGGCACCTTGTGGTTGTCCTGATGGGCGAATGCTCCCTGGCCGATGATCCGACCGTCCGAGCACAGAACGCCGCTCTTGGTGGCGTATCCTGAAAAGTCAACTTTCATTTTGAAGGTCGACTCCTTCCTGTAAGGACGGCGCATCGGCCGTCGTGTTTGTATCCTCAACCGGCATGTTCGGATTTCGAGGAACGTCCGCTTCATGGGCCGCTACAGGCGGCAACCCTATTGCAGCACGCATTTCATTCGTACTCATGACTTCATTCCGAATCAGTTTGTCTGCGAGATCGGCCAATGTCGGAAGCGACGCTAGTGCAAACGGGTCACGGAATGCCTGGATGTCCTGAAGCTGAGTTCGAGCAGTCTGCGTGAGGAACTTTCGGCGAAGCTCGGCCGTTACCGCAATTGTGATTGGTTTAACCACCCTGGCATAGTAATTAGCCATGGCCTCTGGCGGGGCAGTACCGTTGACGATCTCCTCAGTCAGAGCAAGCTCAGTGTAAAGTCGCTTGGTGAGATACTCGATCTGTGCAAGGAGCGTGTTCTCAGCAGGACGGTTGAGCTGTGTGATCTTCTCCGTCCCGTCGATGTATGCCACACCATACTGGGCGCCTTTGAGCTGCTGTTCTATGTCAGTTCGACGGCGTTCAGCTTCGGCTCGCTTTGCATCGGACTTGAGTGCATACGGAAGCTGAATGATGATGTCGAGCTTGTTTGCCCGAGCTTCCTCATCCGCGAGGTCCAAAAGGTTGAGTTTTCGCATCAGCCTCTGGAACGTGCCGGATGGCTCATTCATGATTGTATAGAGTGGAGACTCTACGATAGCACAGATCTTCTTCGGAAGCGGGATTTCCTCAATCAGGCCAGTGTTCTCATTGTACAGTTTAACCTTGACTGTATCCGGCCACCACTCGGTGACCTCACCAACCCGAAGATTCTTGATATTGTACGAATCCGAGACGAGTGGGTTATAGTCAGTTTCGACCGGGACGATCGCCGCTACCCCAACATTGAGAATTGTCTGATAGACATCCTGCCGGAACGCCGCGCCACTCTGATCGATATTAGCCGAAACAGTCAGACATCGCTGAAGAGTGGAGTCCATTGCCTGAACGTAACGCCCTTTATCATCGGTGCGAATATGCTGAATTACAGCCTCAGCGCAATCCATCGCAATTCGGGTACGTACCGATGCAAGTGTCGAGCGATCCGCTCCACCACTGTAGTGAATCGCATACGGCCGGGCGGCGTAAGAGAACCCTCGTCCTGACGGAGCTTCTCGGCGAGTGAATGCGTTCCACGCATGGGCCAGTCTAGAAAGCAATCCCATTTTGACCTCCTTTCACTCGAAGTCTTCTTTGTGTAGCTTGAAGGCGATGTACGCATCCATCATCGCAGCTACACAGTCGATCTTGGCTTCATTCCGGCGCTTGGTCAGCTTTCGGTTGGCGTTTGTGTCCTCCATTGTCACGGTGTTACCCATGCAGAAGGACATGATCGCTTCGTCAAAGATCAGTTCACGCTTTTCCGCAAACTTCTTGAGCTCGCCGAGAGGGACCGACTCCGTCCGTGCGCCTTGGATGACTGTCTCGATCGCGTACGGCCCATAATCTCGTTCCCACTTGGCGACGAACTCCTTGGCATTGAACGGGTCAAACCCAAATGAGCGAACATCATACTCTCGCTCCTCGATGTGTTTCTCGAGGTCGTCATAAACAGTCCCAGCTACATCCAAGACCGTCCCCGGCATCACAATCAACGTGCCCTCTTGTATGAACTCGTCATACTTGGACCTGATCGACGCATGAAGCTTGTCCAAGGTGTACTGTGTGATGTAAGCTCTGGTTTTTATACCGAATGACCCATCCGCCAAAGGGAACAAGAACGTAAATGCACAGAAATCATCACCACGTGACAAGTCCGCCCCTAGCGAACATGGCATCTTCCAGAAGTCATGCGGTCTGTGGGGCAGCGTCTCCTCGTATGTGAAGAAGTATGTGAATCCTTCAAGCGGCAGCCCAAACCTTTTGGCGAGGATGTCATTGCGCGCAGCCGGCGAAGCCTCTGCACGTTCGACGTCCTCGTAGTATGTTTCATACGAAACAGTGATGCCAATTGTTGGCTGGGCCTTTACCCATCTGGATGGGTCCGCAACCTCAGACACCGAGTCGAGCTTGTAGTGCCAAATGGATACATGCGGCTGGTAGCTTTCGCCTCTAAGAATCTTCTGGAGTTCCATTTTGACCGCATCGCCGGACCCGTTCCGGACTGTGCCCTCCGACGAGATGGCAATGATCGCATAGCCTTTGTTCTTAGACGCGCCTTGCTCTATAGCTCCAACAACATCTTCTCGAACATCGCCCGACAACCATTCATCGACCGAGTTGTACTTGCTTCGAAGACCTTGAAGTTTGTCGATGGTCATTGGACGAATCTCGAGAAGGGATCCCGTGAGTAGATTCTCGATGCCTTTCTTGGTAGAGACAAGCTGCTGGCGCAAAGCCCTACTGCCAGTGGTGTTCTGAAGCGATCCATAAGTGAGCATCTTGAAGAGGGGGCCTCGATGACGGGTAATGGCGGTTTTTATCGGCGACATCACCTCAACTGCTTGAGGCATTGTCGGGGCGGTAGTCACCTGATGGGTCGTGGCCGTATCCATCGTCAACCAATAGATCTGCCAGAATGCGGCATACATCGACTTCGCGGCGCCTCGTGCCACTATGATGTATTGCTTCTTAGTCAGCCGCTCCTTGACCAGTTGAGTCTCATGGTGCCCGCCAATACCATCCTCGTTCGGGATGTATACAGAGCGCTCGACATACCGGTACCAGCCCCATAGCTGCTCACCCCAGAGCTTGAATGTGTCGAGAAGCTCGACATCCTCGCCATTGGTGAGTGTCAGCTCGTTCTCGCAGAACCGGATCCATCCATCAATGGCCTCGTCATCGTAATACATGTCCGGGTCATCGATTAGTGCGTCAATCCGGTTCATCTCCATGGAGAGTTCCTTGCAAACTGGAATCTCCCCACGGAGGACTTTGTCACGAAATTCGCCGTAGTACTTAGGCACCGCGGTGTTTGATAGCATTTTGACCTTTCATCGAATTTTTATCCGCTTGAAGGTCACCCCCGCAATTGAAGGCCGCCCATCTTCATCCACAGTATAAGTTGGCTCCCGATACGCCACCGTCTCACCATTTCGAACGTAGCTTTTGGACTTCTGGCTCGACTTGAAGTTGCCCCACGATTCCTTGATCTTGCTGTAAGCTTTTCCGGCACTAGCTCCCGAGCTTGGCGAGGGCTTTGCCTGGGGTGTGGGGCTTGGGGCTTTTGGGGGTTTTGTCGCTTTGGGAGTAGGTGTAGCATTCGGAGTCTTTGGCGTTGCCGCCTTTGCGGATTCCCGACTCACTTTGGCTTTGTTGACTGCCCGATTCTTCGACACATCAACAAGGTACTTCCTCGCACTCGTGACGAGCATCTGGGAGGCATTCTTGGCGATTGCATCCTGAAGGTTATTGGCCAACTTAGAGCCGAGACCTTTGAGCCATTTCTTACCAGGAGACATCTTTGGCGCAGTCAGCTCTGCGTACTGCTGATCCAGTCGCATTCTGTTGATCGTGTCCTGAAGCTGCTTGTCTGTCAGGTGCGCCGTATTCGGCCGACGTACAAGACCCCCCGAGCTCCTGCCAACCGTACTGTGGTCCGGCATTCCTGTATTTGGGTTATTGGACTTTTTGGGCCCAAGACTGCTCGGGTCGAGCATGCCGATATTCTCGTTTTTACGCCGAGCAAGCTCGTTTACCGCGCTCGTATCAACCCGAGACTGTCGCTTTTTTCGCACACCCCACTTCATACCCTTGACGCCGTGATGTGCAAGAAACGTTTCTATGTCCGTCCCCACTTATCCACCCCTCCTTCGAATCTCTCGTAGTGATATATGATTCGGTGCTGTAGCTCACTCAAGCGCTTCTCAATCGGGGTGACCAGAAACGCATTCTGCGGCGGGTCAAACGCCATCTTGGTTCGGAGGCACACGTACTCTTTGATATGCGGCGATCGGTTAGTCCCAAGAGCCGCCCACTCAAGATTTTGATCCATCTCCACGGCACTTGGCATGCCGAGCTGTACAAGATCCGCCAAGGCTATCTCGATCATCGGGACCAATTGCTTATCATAGTCCCAAAAGTTCCATGGTATGTTCAGATACTCTTTAACATCCGCTAATATGGTCATGTCGCCTCTTTCCCCATAACAGAGTATCCCCCGGCATTCTCTCAACGTGGGGCTTGGGCAGAAGCCCAACGTCCCCGAAGTGGATCGCCTCGTGAGTCATCATCGAGACGGATATAAGATACTCCGGATCGAGAATTGTGATCTCTCCGTCTTTGAGCATCTGGACATCCATTGGATTCATGTGGTGAACATAAATCTTGCCTTTTATTGGATAATCTCGATGCCCCATATCATACCCTTGGTCTCGAGCGATGACTTCTTCACGCACCGATTTCCACTCAGAACTTGCATAGAAGCGCTGATTCAGCCATCGATCCCCGCCAAAGGTACGCTCACCAGGACGTTGGTTGCCGATTCGCAGATACTTGTACCGATCGAAATAATCATCCAAGTGGTTAAGCTTGGTGAATGTACGCCTAGTCAGAGGATCGGTAACTCCGCATAGCTTCGATCGCCTTTGCATACATCTCATCCAATCGTTCGTTGGCCTCAAGGGCTCTAGTTTTCGCTTCTCGCTCTGCTGTATCAGCCTTGATCCGAGCCAACTCGACCTCGTTACGCACAGTTGCGAGTTTGAGGTAGTGGTTGACAATGGAAAGCGGAGGATTATCTCCTCGTAGGAGCTCCTCCGCCTTGTCCATCGCCAGTGCAATCATGGTTTGCTCTCGAGCTTCCCGGGTCAGGGCCGGTCGAGACGACTTTCGGCGGCTCGCCATGGTGTTTCCTTTCCCTTTCGCCCGGTTTCAAGCCGGAAAATATGCCCTCCGGGGCATTTTTTGGGTGGCCGTCGAAGCAATAGGGGGGTCTTTAATTTGCGACCCCCCCCC